CACCACCTATCAAACGGTACGGATAACGATAAACTGCTTCATATCCTACACTGAAATCATAGTATTGTTCGTTATCATAAATGGTGTGGAATTGTACGGTTTTTCCTGTATCTCTTTTGATGTAATACAACTCGTCACCATTTTTTATAAACGCTTCTGCGTTGATGTTATCGAAATACCACCATGAGAGTCTTTTTGCGTTATCGTCCGGGTTACCTGTATCATAATAAGGTGCTATGAAGTAGTCCCACAAGTAAACCTTGTCATTAACGCATATCCAGTATTTACCCTCGTACTCTAAAGATGTTGCGCTTGTCAAGTTGGTTTCTTTCAAAAGTCTTGCATTGATGTTGCGACCGATGGAAAAAACAGATCTCTGATTGCTTACGTTAGTGGACTGTACTATACAAGGTCCAAACTCTGTCGAAAGGAACACTGTCGCATTGTTTACCGTTTGAATCGTCCAAGGACAGTCACAACCGAACACGTCACTAATTGGGTATGAGTTGAAAACTCCGATAGTTCCGTTAAAGAAATACTCAACGCCATAAACTTCACGCTCTTTAATAACAAGTAACACGTTTTGTTGTTTTCCGAATCCTGTGATGTTCTCGTCACTAAGTCCAACGATGTTAAAATTACTTAATGGAAAATACGTAGGATCAACTCCGTTTGCACTGATTCCAGTCCAGTAGTAAAATCCTGTTCCGTTGTTTCCAAAGAATAACCTATTATCGTTTTGACCACCAAAAGGAATGATTGACAAACAATCTAGTATTGAATCAATATCATCTTGCTCTGTCTTGTACGCTGTGACTATTACGTTATTCGTTCCAAGTGCAGGTGCTACGCCGAAAGTAACAACCCCTGTGGTACGGTTTACTGTAAAGTCCACACCTTCTGTTTTTGCAACGCCACCTACCGTGATAGTAACCGTTGTTAAGTCTAGGTCTGTATCTGTTAAAGTATAAACCGTTGCCGCGCCGTCACCGCTAAAGTTATTCTTGAATCCTGCACCAAGTCTGTTGTAATCTTCCAGTAAGTCCCCACCACCTGTAGGCGTTCTGTTTATAATAATTGTAGGGATATAAGGTACAACCTCGCCTGCTGTGGTTCCGTCAAACTGTACATAATGCCCGGCTTGTTTTAGATAGATGTTCTCACCAAACTTAAAGATACGCGACTTCACATCACTAAGTCCGCTAAATTCCTCTGTAACAACCCCCGCTGTGGTCTGTGAGTAGAGTTTTGTACCACTGTGTTTGATTATCTCTCCTTTGTACAAATAACGATACGCCGAATGTCCGAGTGGTTCAACGACTTCCATTTCATCTAGGAAATCTTGCCCCCATCTTTTGTCGAGTTCGCCGTCTTTGTACCAAACGTTCAAACATTTGTTTGTTTTGTTTTCAGGTAACTCAAATTCCGTACCATCCAAATCTAAACCCCCATTTAAAGGGTAATCTTTATCAGGCCAATATTCCGGCTTTGGTGTTTTAGGTTGTGAAAAGTTAGGTACTATAAATGCCATGTTGTCCTCCTATCCTATGGAAAACACCGTTTGTATTTTATTCTCTATAGGCTGTTCTTTCTGTGAAACGTTCTGAATTTTCTCTACATAGAGCGACCTGATCCAACTTGATAACGATGGATTGTCTGCGGCTGTCGCCATGATTGCACACTGTAGTGCCACAAGTTCAAACGCTTTTTCTTCTACTTCTAAAATTGTGTTGTCAGGTGCGTCCGGTGCAATGTAAGCCGGGTATCTGTAATAGTGAATATCAAACGAACCTTTATCGTAGTAGTTTAATACTATTTTCTTGTTGTTCTCCCACTTGTGAGCAATGTAAGATTGGTATATTCTAGGGTCTGATTTGATGATAATAGAGTCAAACTCTAAAAAGTCTGACGGCATGTCATATGTCAAGAACGGTTGGTATTCAGGTACATCTGCTTCGAGTGGGAACGCATAGGCGTAAAAACCTGTGTTTCTTTTGTTGAATGGATATAAGCTTGAAAATGTAATTTCTACCGTGTCTGTAGACGTTGCGCCTGTTAGTCTTTTATACGCCGTAAATTGACGTTTAACAGTATTTGATATGGTTTCGATTGTTACCCCATTAACCTTGATAACTACCGTACAAACGTTGTCTACCTCGAAATACATGGACTTACACCCTGTGAACGTATACACTTTGGGTTTATCCGGTAAAATAAGTTCAATATCAAACCCATTGAACAACCCTTCCATATTTTGTACTGCATTTTGTGTTACTGTGAATACTGCTGGGATTTTGATAATGCCTGCAATATATTTTTGCGCTGAATCCAAGAATTGATTGAATTTAGTTCTATAATCTGCGTTCTTTGAAGGGGCAATATCAACACCCTTCTTTGAATATTCATCTATTAAATTTAACAGATAATTCTGTGCGTCTAATTTAGTGTTCATTTTTCACCTCTATATATCTTCGTAAAAATCAAATTGGATACTAAAGCGGACACAAATTTATCATGTAGTATTTGTGATATGCTCATAGCCTGCCCTCCTCTTTAAAAAAGAGGATTGACCATTTGGCTAATCCTCTTATGTTCTAAACTTTAAGTTCTACAGTATGATTCATTCTTTTTTTGGCGGAGTTGGTTTCTCTCACCGATTTTTTCCAGTTGTCATGAACCGATTTAGGTACTTTTAATACCTTGTCAACTCCAAGGATGATCTGATTTCCATTCAAACACGTGATGTGATGGTTTACCGGGTTTTGTTCATCGTATGGGATTTCCATTTCTACCAAATCTTCACCGATAAAAGTCAAATTGTGTGTTTCTGCTGTAAATTCTCCCCATTTTGGAGTGTCTTTCGTGATTTTCATGTGGTCCTCCTTTTGCTCTACGGCAATTGTTTGTTTTACTTGTTCTTTTGGTTTGTTCGGTATACCTTTGGGCATAAATTACCTCTTTCTTAAAAGAAAAAGGGGATTTTACTCCCCTCTATTTGATTATACATTCAAGAATTCGAGACGTAAAATTGCTAATTCTTGAAGTCTGGCAGTTGTAAACGTTGATTTCCAAGCAACAGTTGAATATTGCTTAAGTGGGTTTTCTGTTGAACCATCAGTGTAAACTAAGATTTCCGGCTTAGATGAACCTGCAACATCAGGAATACCAAATGCGCCTTCTCCAATAATAAGCATTGATTTACCTGCAAGGTTTCCACCTGCACCACCGTCTGCGAATGTAGCTGCTGTATTAGCTTCGATAAAGTAAATGCCGTACATTTGACCCACGATACCTGCTTCTCTATTCTTAACGTCTACGTAAGTGTTTTGGTCTTTCCACTCTTGCAAGTTAAAAATAGTTGTTGCTGTATCAGGGTGAATAAATGCAACATAACCCATCATACCGTTAGGAAGTTTAATCATTTTGACATTGTTCTTTTTCATTGTTGCTCTTGCTTTTTGAATTTCAGTAGTTGTTAATACGTCACCTGCTGCTAACAATGCTCTAGTTGCTTTAGAGTTAGCAAATTGAGTGTTTGTACCTGCGAGTAAAATATCTCTTACTACGATATCCATTGATAAGCCTGCATGATCACCAAACATTGACGCTACTTCTGTTACTAGTGGGTCAAGGCCTGTCATGTCTAGCAAGTCAGTAATCTTAGTGAATGTACCAAATTGTTGTACAGTTGCTGATACTTTGTTCACTGTGAGATCGATTCCGTCCGGTGTAATACCTTCTGTCAATGCTGTAGAAGTTACTGCCGGCATTTCTAATCTTCTCCATGAAGTTGTTGCGCCTGCGTTCTTAGGAATCGGAGTCTTTTTACCGTAAGGCATATAAACAACAGAATTCATAAGTGCTTCAAGTAATGTGCGTTGGTAAAATTCTGCGTTCTCGTTAGTTAATCTGTTGTTACCTGCATCTGAAGGCGTGGTATACGTTTGTAATTTAGTAGCCATAGTTGTATCTCCTTATATGGGTTTTTATTTCTTTCGCCCCATAAGTACATCTTCTTTGTACTTTGCAAATTCTTCTGAACTCATGGTAGAGAAAGAATGGGGTTTATCATCACCACCACTGTTATCGAGTGCGCCGGGCGATGAATTACTCAACATTTCAGTTTTTTTAAGTGTATCCAACCTAACCTTTTCAGCTTCCTTTTGAATGATCTGCTTTCTGTTTGCCAAGAAATACGCTTCCGATAAAGTTTTACCTTGCTCAATTTGTTTAATGATACTGTCTGCGTTTTCAAGTTTCGCTATATCGTCTAAGGATTTGATGGAAACATCAATGTCTAAATCTTTCAAATCATCGTTAAGTTGTTTCAGTTGGTTCTGTGTATAGGTTTCAGTTTTAATCTTCTTTAGTTCTTGAAAGTCAGGATCATTTTCTTTTAGTTTGGAATAGATTTCTTTAGGATCTACTTCGTCTTGCTTCAAACGTTCTAACATTTCTGCTTCTTGTTGCTCTCTGACTGCTTTTTCATAATCAGCCTTGGAATGAATGTTGTGAGATTCTCCGTACATTTGAGAATATTCTTTGTCGATTGCTTCTTGCTTCTCTCTCTCGTACTTCAATCGAATCTCTTTAAACTTTGCATTTTCCTCCGGCGATTGTTCCACTTCTGTTTTCTCAACCGTATCGGGTGCGACTTCCGATGGTACGCTTTCAGTTGTTTCCACTTCTGTAGGTTCTTGAGGGGTTACGACTTCCTTGACTTCTGCGTTTACAGAATTTTCATTTTTTAACATATAATTCTCCTTTCCCTCTTGGGGATAATATAAAAACGCCTTGAAATTAATCAAGACGCTTCAAGCGTTCGGTTATTTAGTTGTGTTTCTTTTAGTAATATTTAACATTCTCGTTTCAATGCTTTTCTGTTTAGACTCTTTAAATATTTTATATATTTCATCTGTTGGTTCAAGTTGTTTGACTTCAACTATGGAATCATATTCGTATACAGATAAACCATTTTTTAATATTTCTTCTTCTGAATAAAATTGATTGTCAGTATCAAAATTGCTATTTCTTGATATCATGAATCTTCTCATATGCACCTCCTAGGGTATCTACTCGAATACTTTCACGTCCTTAACCTTTGCTTTGTCCTCTGATTTACAATGGTGTTGTGTTTCGATCTCAATTTTACCTTGAGTAACTTCACCATCGTCAGAATACTTAAAAAGCAATTTGTTACACTTCGGGCATCTATGTTCTTTCATCCGTCACCTCTCACATACATTATACCATTTTTATTACGGAATAGCAAAAACTTTTGCACCTCTAAACGGTAAATGGTTCGACTGTTTCAATAGATGTTTGTTCCACCTTCTCCGGGTTGGTTAAATCTGCCCCTGCGTAACGCTCACACGATTTATTTGAGCACACCCATTGTTCTATACGTTGTACCTCTGTAGTGCCTACATCGGACTTGTAGCCGTCCTTAGCACGTACTAATCTTAAACCACATTTAGAGCATTTCATTAGATGCCTCCTATTCCTTGTAATAATGATGGATCATTCATGACTGCTTGTTGTTCTTCCGGTGTCAATTGTGCCATTATCTCGCCCATGTTGATACCCGGTTGCTGAACCTGTGGTCCTATTGGCTGATTCTGTTGCATTTCTGCTTGCATTTCCTGTTGCTCAATCACCTTCTGTTCTTCTTCCTCAAAGTCTGATTTCATTTCCGGTGGTACAACATTATTCGGTGCATACTTGACATACTGATACTTTGTTATATCGCCTTTGGTGTATAAACCCTCTACGAATGAAAATTGTAACGATTCTGAATAATCCCCACCCGGTCCAACATCGATGGTCATGCCGAAATCCATATCTTTGTATTCGCTAGGTGTAATTCTCTTAGCGGTCTTTAATCCTTTTGAATCCTCTTTTACTATGGTACGTTCCATAATATAGTAACACTTGTAGAAGTTTTCCCAAATCTTGCCGATACGCTTACTAGATGCAAACAATTGTTTCATAGCGTAATCATTCGGTTTCTTCGCTTGGTTCTGTAGTGCGATGATAGCCGATGCAGCCATATTTGCCCCAAGTGCTTCACCACTGATAGTTTGATCAGATCCAGTTGTTTGTCTTAGTGTAGCAGTCAAATTATCAATAAGTGCCTGCGGTGCATTAGAAAAGTTCGGTGGTTGCATAAACTTAACCGAATCCGCTGGGTTTCCGTTGTCGTGGTCTGTTATAACCTCGCCGGGGTTGTTTGTAATTGCTTGTAATAACGCCCCTGCTTTGGCTAGAATCTTAGGCCATGCGGTTTGTTGTACTCCGTATGCAATCATAGAGTAAAGGAAGTTAATAGCTTTCTGAACAGATATAGCATCTTCAATTGCACTTCTACCATATGACGATTTGTTTCTAGGTTCAAATGTTAGGAACTCTACAGGGTATACTTTGAATTTTGTTTCCGTTGGGGATAGTCTGCGCTTCTTCTGTATAGTTGCGCCTGCACATACTTTAATCCACCACACCTCACCATTCTCTTTATAGTACATGGTATAAGCTACGGTTTTGTTTGGTTGTTCAAGATCAATTTTGCCATTTTCGTATTCTTCGTCATTGTCCACGTTTGGCACAATGTTCATGTAGTTTTCGCCGTGTTTCTTTGCATACTCTTTTAGTTTGTCGGTATCTTCGTAAGTTCTAACGAGTATCCATTTTTGTTTGTTGAGCTCATGAGATTTCAATTGCGGGTTGGCAAGTGCAACATCTAGTGCGTCAATCGTATGACCGCATATCTTGCCCTTTGTCGGGTTCTTCTTTGTGCCTGAATACTTTTCATCAAAGTAGTAATGATAAACCCCTGTGCCTATCGTCAAAGCATCATCAACCGCATCATTGTTGAGTTGGTCTTGATCTACATCATCCCATGTGTTTTGCGTGAGTGTGGTGTAATCGTCAGCACTTTTGATCATGCTCTCATCGACTTCTTCACCCTCTAAAGACGCTTCTGGATTAAATACAATCTTAATGGATTGCGACAAGATGTTTGACTTCCGGTTGTTAATAATAAAGTTACATTGATTCAGTGTAATGAATGTGAAGTTCTTCCATTTTGCTACCGCTGAACGTGGCCACTGTATACCCTCTTTAAAGTTCATCAGTTCTGGCCATTTAGCAATAAACCCTGCTTTGTTCTTATAATTCTTGTCACGTTTCCAATTTTCTATAATTGCCGATGGTGTTAAATTGCGATCATCCATCTTAACCCCCCATTATATCTGATAACATTTCGCTTGTGAGATTATTTACCTTCTCGACTTCTTTTCTCTCTCGTTCTTTATCTATACGTTCAAACACGTTTAACTCCGGTGCTACCTCTTTGTTGATTAATACTTGATACTTTAGTCCTAGTTGTAATGTCTTTGTCGCTACAAATGCGCCTAGCCCAAAAGATAGAAGCATGGATAACACTATCAATATTGTAATCATTTAAACCTCCTCAAAAGTTAATGTAACGCTTCCATCGTTGTTATATTTTTTAATTGCCACAACTCCATTTAATTCGTTGTTTAATTCTTCTTTACTTATATTTAGTGGTTCTAAGTTAGTTTTTCTTGCAAACGCTCTTAGTGCAGCATATTCTAGTTGATTAGGCGTAATGTCTACCATTCCTGTACCCTCCTATCCATATATCAAGTATCCATCACAAGTTAAACCATGAATTTTGAAACCTTTTTCATCAACTCCATTTAACAATACATTTTCCACTTCTTCAAACACACAATAATTATTGTCAAAAATAAACACTTTCTTATCTTGATCTAATTTTTCCAATAACTCAATTAATTCCTTTACTACCATTCTTGAAGTCCTCCCCCTGTATTGGTGTAGTCGGTGAATAAAAAGTTTTCCGGTTGGTGTCTAACGTTTAATTTTGCATTTGGTGATGGTCTGCCTGCAAAGAATCCTCTGAATGCGTCTGGTGCATGCGTTAACTCGTGAGGTTCATTTGCTACATCGTTAGGGTCACGTTCTGATCGTTTAATTTGTGATAAACATCTGATTAGATTTGTACAGTTAGAAAATATCTGAACATTAGCAGTCAATATGCCTTGTTCGTCCTCGAATGGTTTCATCCACTCTTTCACGTTAAGCCAACCTTGTACCCTGTTATTATTAGTCTTGGTAAACCTTATGCCATTGTCAACGAATATTTCTGCTGCGCTCTTGCCTGTTTCCTGTCTACGGTTCCACATATCCGGTGGTGCAAAGTATTGATGTATAGATTCATTTGTCAACTTTCTTATTTCTTTTGCTGCGTCCGATATAATCAAATCACTCTTGTATACTTCTTTATAGAAAAATGCTTTGTTGTTATCGCTTAACGCTATCCAGTAGCCTGCCAACATATCAAGTCCATAATCCATTACAAAATATCTGCGCCAGTATTCTGGTATCACAAAAGGTTCAACAACATGTATATGCCTTTCAAACTCATTGAAATAAACTCCACCACTTTTTATGAATCTCGCTTCTCCAAGTTGCTTATATTTATCCGGATCAGTTTTCTTATATATCTCAATTGCTGCTCTTTGTATTCCGTTTAAGTTGGGGTTATCAAAATGAGTGGATAATACCACAAGCACATTTATTGATAGTTGTATTTCTTTTCCTTCTTCGTCCACTGTATCAACTTTGAAATGTCTTTCAAATACTTTAGGTCTGTTACTGTTAGGAAAATACTCCAACACTTTATCCGGCGGTTTCTCTACCAATTCAGTATTAGCAAAACAATATTCATTTACCGGGTTCAATAGAATATCTAAACGTCTGTCACTCTCAACCTTTCCCCTCAATTGTTGTATTAACGCTAAAAAGTCGTCAAAGGTCATCCATTCCCCTTCTTCGACAACTATCTTTGTTACTTGGTCAATATTCTTAACGTCTTTCTTTTGCTGATCTGTTTTGTATCCTCTAAATAGTACAGAGTTTCCATTGATGGTGTTTGTTATTTTTGTGCTACTGGTGGTTATATTATATGCAGGCGTGTGTCCAAACTGTTCAATTTTATCAACCAACCCTGCATAGTAGCCGTCTGATCCACCTTTGTCTAAATCTTGTATGATTAGTAGTTTATAATCTTTTTTACTCGCAAGGTTTGCAGCTTCTTCAATTTGACTATTGTAAGATTTCCCGGAATATCTCCCACCGATTTCGACTATAGCATCATATTCAGAACCCAAAACATAATTAAAATATAACGGCGTTAACTTTATTTCTTTTGTTTTTTTACTCATTTAGCATCAATCCTCATTTTCGTGTGTCTAAACTCGTGTTTTTCTGATACAAACATAGTAAAAAGTTTAGTACAGGTGTTACTTTGTAAGAATTATTGTAGGCATTTCTATTTTACCACTATGTTCAACTTTATCTGTAAACATACCTAAGTGTTTACCTATCTTTTCGAGTGCAACCATTTTATCATGTAATTTAAATTTTAACGTTCCATCTCTCGATATGCTTACTTCCCCAATCATAGTCCCATCAACCATTTCAGATTCTTTCAATTGGACAACTGTCCGATAGTCCGTTACAGGTTCGCCATCTTCGTAAGCTACAACCGATAGATCAGTTTTATATTCAAGAAAATCCTTTATATCTGCAAATGCTACTTTTTTAAGTTCTCTAACCACTTCTTCAACTGTAACTATGCAATCTTCTTCTAATCTTTGTGTTATTTTACCCTTTAATTCGTCATACCTTGCCCGTATGTTGTCCTGTGCCATGAGTTTAGAAGCCTTCTCGATAATTGTCTTGTCTGCCATGTTTTTCGTGCTGTAGGCGTGTCTATAGGCGTCTGCTTGTGTGCTACCTTTAACAACTCTATATATAAATTCTTCTTGTCTATCTGTTAATCTGCTTCTTGTAGGTTTCTTCTTTGTTGGTCCTTTGTTTTTGTTAGTCATTTCAATACCTCCTATCTTTGTTGTTTTGGTTCAACCGTTCCTGGAGTTGTTGTTATTGTTGGTTTCTCCGGACTAACCATAGTATCATACATTCTTATTAGTGTTAGTGCATAATCAATTTGTACGTCTGTTATTGGGTTTGTTCTAAGTATCTTTAACGCTAATTTCTGACATTCTATTGCTATTTCATTAGATAGGTTTCTTTCTTCTTGTTTAGTCATGGGATCTAGTCCTCCTTAAAGTTTAATTGCACAATATAAATTTACTAACCCTGTCAACATTAACATTGCTATAATCAATGGTTTATCTGACATTATACTCATTCCTAAAGTAATACCAAAGGCTATATAGTTAAGTTTGTAATATTTGTTGTGTTTCATGGGGTCTTGCCCTCCTTTGTATACCTACATTATACCATGTTTGAAAACTTTTTCATATTATTTTCATAAAACCTGTTGACACCTTCGTAATTGCGTAGTATAATTAACTTATCAGATGGCGGTAAGCCACATAGGAGGTAATAAGATGAACATTAAAGAAATCAAGCAAGCAATTGAAATTCAAAAAGAAATCAACATTAAATTATATAAATCAATTCCATGTGCATCACGTCAAGATCCATTAAACGAAAAAGCAGAACCAATATTAATTGAATGGCGCAATGGTAGCAAAGAATTAAAAAGACTTGAAAGCGAATTAAGAAAACTTGAAATGGTACAACCTAAAACAGGACAATCAATTAATAAAACATTTGTAAACTCATACGGTGAAGCAACCAAAAGAGAAATCACATCAACAAGTTACAATAATTCAAGTAAAAAACTAAACAAAGAAATTTTATCATTTATCGGTTCTCGATAATCCATAAATCGAGTTGGAGGATATTATGGAAAGAAGATTTGAAACTGGTCAAGACTTAGCTAATCACATTAAAAATTATATCAATCAAGATGTTAAAGTTAGCGACACTGTAAAATGTAAACCGTCTAAAGGTATTGTATATATGGAAATACCAAACGTTACTCCGATATGGTCTGAACTTCATAGACTTGGAATAAAAACAGAATCACACACTAAAGATCGTTACTTTGTTTACTTAGTATAATTAGAAAGGTGGATATTATGAAAATAGGTTTTGTTGTAAGACACGAAATAGCTACTAATGAAGCTAAAGACAATGCAGAACAGTATTGCGGCAACCCTGAATGTGATAAACTTATTGAGGATCCTGATTGGGATTTCTGTCCTTTCTGTGGTTGCAAGTTTTTATCAAAAGAAGAAAGCAAAATAATTATAGTTGAAAACCAAATAGTGTATGCAATATATGTTGGTGGATACTCGCAATTGGGTTATAACAATATTAAAACAGAAGAACAAGCTCTTAATATCGCGTTTAGAATAAAAGAAAAATATCCTAAAGAATATGTAGAAGTAAAACAGGTTTCAATTGGTGGTAATCATGAATAAGAATAAATTGTATTGGTCAACAATGGGTATCGAACCATCTGATAAATCAGTTAAGCAAGAAAAATTTGAAGAACTTGAAAAGCAACTCCGTATAATGATGAATATGTTTGATAGTGATGAAGTGTTAACAGTAGTTAGAAAAGTATATAGAGAGGTGAAATCATGTTAGATAAAGTTGTTACAGTTCAAGAAGCTGCAATCATTAAAAAAGTATCCGTTCGGGCGATCCAACAACAATGTGAAAAAGGTAAGTTAGTTTGTCGCAAGGCATACGGTACATGGTTAATATTAAAATCCTCTTTATAGGGGATTTTTTTAGTTAAGCGTATCGCCGTAACTCTCAATAGCTTCTTTGCCTATTATATAAATAATCCCTCCGTCAGCTTCCTCAAATTCTTCTACCGGTTCATCATCGTCAAACCCTTCAAATTCGTTTAGAAGGTCATAGAGCATCTTTTTATAATCTCTTATAGTCATTTATCCCCCATTGTAATTAAAGTTTGTATAGTTGAATATAGTATAACCAATTATTAAACTTGCATCAAAACAACTGTCGATACCTTTTCTCGCTTTGTTCCAATGAAAATATATTCTAGGTTTATTTCCATTTTCTTTCCATGACTTTTTGTAATTGATTATGCTAAACTGTTTTTCTTTCCACCACTTTTGGAATATTTTTTTCATTCTATCCCCTCTTTCCGCATAAGTTACATATGTCCTCACGCTTCACATTTCCGCAGTACGTGCAGTTCTCTTTATACCCATGATTATATGCCGTACAGTTTTTAATGTGTCTGTTGCCTTCATAACACTCGTGGCACCTGTCGCAGTTAATACGGTCTATGCAGTTATGGCATGTACAATCTTTACAATACCGATCCATTATCACACCTCTTTTGCTTGTTCTATACGCTCTTTTGCTATGTTGTAATAGGTTTCATCTAGTTCTATACCGATGAAATCAAACGCGGTTTCAATACAAGCTTCCCCTACTGTTCCAGTCCCCATAAAAGGGTCTAATATTATTCCACTATCAAATGGTAATGAGTTAATACATCTAGTCGGCATATCAATATGAAATGTTGCTGGATGCCCAGACTGTTTCCTTGAAACTTTTTTCATTTCCCATACGTCCGTAAAGCATTCTTTGTTGTTTAACTTAAAATCTTTATTCTTAGTTAAAACAAATATTAATTCATGTACTGGGAAAAATCTTCTTTTATCTACATTTGGAGTTGATTTTAAATTCATTATAATAACTTGCATCACATTAAATTCACTTTTAGAAATCCACTCAAAAGGACTAATAACATTTCCTTTAACAATTCTGTTTTTATGATTATAAAACATCACACCATAATCGCTTAATACATTATATGCTTTTTCCAAGAAATTAATTTGGAAATTTTGATAGTCTTGTTCGTCTTGATTGTCATTGTATACACCATAGTCCCCATAAGTAACTCTTTTACCATTTACAAAAGTATGAAAATCTCCACCTAAATTATAAGGCGGTGAAGTGATGATTGCGTTAACCTTTACACCCTCTTCAATTAATCTATCCATTACTTCTAAACAATCTCCATTGTATAATTGTATATCCATTATCACACCTTCTTATTTATGTACTGTTGTTTCCTAATTATTTTCAATTCGCTTATCTCTTTTTGAGTCAAGATACGTTGGGCAGCGATTAAAAAATATTCTCTTGATGGTAACAATCCTTTGACCAAAAGTTTCTTTAGCATCTCACAACCGTTTCTATGTGAAAAATGTGCGTGGTTCTCTCTACCTTTTACATGAACTATATAACCAGTGTGTACTTTTTTTATGATAATGTCATGTTCAGATATATGATCACCACCTTATAAAATGCCTTTATAACCGGATTCTTTTAGCATTGTATCAATTATTTCTTCGGAGTGAAATTTTCCTTGCCTTTGTTTTTCTATCTCATTAGCTTCTTGCTTTGTAAAATCTTTTGTTTCAATAACTTTTTCTTCCATCTTAGCACTCCTTGTAAAAATATTTAAAAACATGTGTCTGTTGAAAAACAGACTTATTTGTTTTTGTTATTATTAAAGATTGTTATTATTAAAAACTGTTATTATTATAGGTGCTATTTTGTCACTGTGCCAAATTACCACTGCGCCTTTTTGCCGTGATGCCTTTTTGGTACTATGGCTACTTCAATATGATGTAATGATTATTTGCAAATTGACTTGTTTTGGTATATCTATACTTTTCTATCTCAATGTATTCGTTATCAACCAATACTTTTATATGCTTTCTTAATCTTCTTTTCTCTATCTGGAAATCATAACACATTTTGTCTATGCTTGGCCATGCTTCGTCTTTACCACCTGCAAAACTACACAAGTATGAATATATTGCTTTTGCTTCAATGGTTAAATTGCGGTCTTGCATGGCGTCTTTGGTTACAATTCCATAGCCTAGTTCTATGTTACGTTGAATCATATCAATACCTCCCGAAAGGTAATCATAATTGCTATGGTAATCTGATATTCGGGTATCAGAAAGTCCGCCGACCTGTCCCATAGCAATTACTGTTTTAAGTTGTCCGGTTTTACAGTTCCGGAAACTGGCGTAATTCCAACCGCATTGTAACGCCTTCGGTCACCTTAATTATAGCATAATTATCAGACAATTGCAAGTAAATGTTGAAATATCAACGTTTTAAAAAGGCAAACTTGAATCATCCTCAATACTTTGGAAATCGTCAAACGATAGATCGTCTTTCTTTTCTTCTTTCTTCTCACCCCATTCTAAATACTCAACATGGTTTGCTAGAATTTCAGTGGTATAAACTGTATCGCCTTTTGTATTTTTGTAGCTGCCCGTTTGAATTGATCCACTTACTCCGACCAATCGACCCTTGTCTAAATACTGGCTTGCGTTCTCTGCTTGTTTCCCAAACACAACTACATTGATAAAATCTACTGTTGGTTTTCCTGCTGCTTCAAACTCTGCTTTCTTTTCTCTTGAAAGCCCCTTGTCAACAGCCACGCTAAATTTAGCAACTGCGCTGCCACTTCCAGGTATAAATCTTAAATCTACTTGACGCACAAGTCTGCCTATGATGTTTGCTTGATTCATCTAACTACCTCCGTTTATCCGTTTAAGTTCTCTGACCATTTCCTCATGTAGCATAACCATGTAATCATTCAATTCTCTTTGCTTGTCTATAACTTCTTGTTGCCTTGCTTCTTGTCTTGTTCCGTATCCTAGATTAGCCCATAGATTGCCTGTGAATACCAATAATATAAGCGTTAGTACAATGTTAAGATACATCATTCGCCCTCGCTTTCATCAATTTTGTGAGCATAAGCCCAGTGTTTGCAATTTCTCATAA